GATGGAGCGGCTGTCCTCGGGAAACCTAACACCTTGGTGATTTCTCACCAGGAAGTGAAACGTTCCTTTGGGACCGCCGATCGCCACTTGGTTCGTCTTGATCACACCGTCGCAGGAGTTTCTCCTGCTCCGGATGTGGTCGTTTCGGTGCAACTCGTAATTGAGGCGCCCCGGACGACGGCGGTTGCGGCAGACGTTAAAGACGTGGTTGCCCGAATGGTCAGCTTCCTCGCGGGAGCTGGTTATCAGGACCAACTGCTCAATAACGAGCCGTAACCATGGACCTTCTCCCCGAGTTTTCGGGTGAAGAATCCATGTCCATCATAAGCCTTTTCGGCTTACGAACGAAGTGGTATCTGCGTTTGCTAGAGTGGCTCGGGTGGATCCTTAAGTTTTTACTTACGGAGGCACCCCTGCTGAGCTAACAGATGCTTAGGCGCACTGTACCCCGTTTTGACTCGGGTGTCTAAGTGAAGGTGCTGTACTACGAGGATTAACCTATGAAGGTGTCCAGAATAGCGCAGCTTCAAGAATTATATCTTGAACTTTACTGCGACCTGTACAGTGATGTAGTTGAGAAACTACGTGTTCCAATCAAGGAGTCACAACACGATCTTCGTACCCTACGAAGTCGAGTTGCCTGTGAGGGGATTTCGTTTTTGACGAAAACCCTACCGCAGCTTGGAAAAGCTCTTGACAGAGCCCTTTCCAAGGGTGAACCTTTAACACTCCCTAGTACGTTTAAAAGCGTACGAGGAGGCTCAGTACCTGAATTATTCAGGTGGCTGTTCTTAAAGGTCGTCTCCCCTCTTGGTTATGTAAACCAAGAGTTCGACACGATATATCTCACAGAGTTACGGCAGCTTGTATATTATCTATACAAACTTGAGATTCCGTTCTCCGAACAACAAGAGGCTAAATGCCTCGAGGAGTTTGAGAGCGTTGACGCGGGGCTCGATGAGCCCCTTGACTATGATCGCGAATGGATTCAAGAGAGTTCGGATTTGATCCGAGACATCTTTGCTTCCTTCAACCCACGTGATATCGTGCCCAGACATGGGCCCGGTTCTGTGGCAACAGGAGAAAATGTGCATGAAAAACACATTTTCAAACGTATATATGCTTCTATCGAAGCATTTTACCCATTCACCGAGTACTTTGAGTACTCGTTGTCTGCTGTTGCAGATCATTGGCGTCGCTACGAGAAACTCGAATATCTGGAGTCAGGTACGGCGAAAGTCG